TTACGTCAGGCCGCTTCTGCGCGGGTCTTTGTACTTGTTGGCGGGGCGGGGGACCGCCCGGGGGGTCGTTTCCAATCAGGAACACAAGCAGATGCTCCAGATGTCAACGCTGTGCCCGATTATCAATGCTCCAAGCTGGAGAGCCGAGCGGGGGGTCCAGGACCGTTTCTGGTCGGTATTTACCGCCGGGCGGTTCGGGGTCGTAGACTCGGAGGGGGTTTACGAATTTTTCGATGAGAAGGATGTCGTATGTGAAACCGACCCGGGGGAGTACATCGAGAAGTCCAGGTTCTTTCTGGAAAACCCGGCGGCGCAGGTCCCATACATCGAAAAGATACAGAAGCGAATCAAGGAAGAATACAACTACTATCATACGTGGGCGAACATTATCGACACGATTATAAGGAGAGAAGGCAGTGGACGGTAGGCCAGAAGAGATGTTTCATTTGGGGGAGGGATACAAGATGGGGATAGAGATTGCCCAGACAATCAGAGACGGCGGGATATTGGGAAGAATTGCTGGACTTAGACATGACATGGGGGTTCTGTCCGAGGCCGTCTTCCGGGCGGGGGATGGAGACCATGTTGAGATTGGAACATTGTATGGGGCGTCGGCCATCCAGGTCGCCTTGGTCAAGAAGCACTTCAACCTAGGCGGGGATGTTTACTGCATCGATCCCTTCGACGGATACTATGGGCCCGGACGGATGGACGGAAGCGGGGTCCCAGTTGTTGCTGAAACCTTTCTGAAGAACTGTACTACCTTCGGTGTTTTGGATAGGGTTGTGCCAGTGGCGAAGAAGTCAATCCCATGGCCGCTGGGGGACAAGAAGTTCGTTTCTGCCTACGTTGATGGAGATCATGATGGAAAGGCTCCATGGAAGGATATTGAGATTTGCAGGTATGCCGGGGCGAGATATATTGTTGTTGACAACTATGACACCTTGCACTCAGCGGTAAGAGATGCTTGTATGACAGCGGCGTGGGGGGAATATCAGATTGCAGATGCAGTTCACATAAGTGGCATTACCTGTGTATTGGAGACGTTGAATGAACATAAGTGATTTCTTCCATGTAGACGACCCCCACACCAGAAAGTGGGAGGGACACAACCTCCCGGCGGGGGGGTGGAGCAGGCACTATGAATACCCATGGGCAATCCAGTGGGCGAGGCCGCACATGACGGTTATGGATGCGGGGACGGGGCAGGTCTTCAGCCCCTTCCGCTACGTCTTGGCAGACAAATGCCGGGAGGGCATTGCGGTAGATACGAAGGAGCCCGAGGACGTAAAGAACTGGCCCCAGAACCTCAGCTTTACCGACGCCGATCTGGCCGGCCCGGGGTCGGACATCTTTGATTATTTTGATGCCATCTTCTGCATCAATGTCCTACCGGAGGTTGACAGAATTGGAATGGTTCTGAAAAATTTCGCCCAGTGGCTCAAGACGGGAGGCATTGCCGTTCTGACCTTCGATGTACAATATGAGATGGATAAACCCCTCGGGGCGCCGGGGGTTGACATCCTCGACTTTCACCGGGCAGCTATGGATGCCAAACTGAAACATCAGGAAGAAAACTACTGGGGCAGTAAGGAAAATGCCTTGCACCATCCGGTCTTCAATCTCTGTATCTACCATGCGGTGTTGAAGAAATGATTTCTTCGGAGGCAGTGCTATGAGTGTAATTGTGTGGGACGGAAAAACTTTGGCGGCGGACAAACAGTCAACCATTGGTGGAACCGTCTTTACGGTCACAAAGATAAAGAAAATCAGAGGGCATCTTGTTGGAGTTGTTGGGAATACTGACCAGGTTCAAGAACTGTTCCGATGGTTCGATGGGGAAGAGAAGGAAGACAAGTGGCCGAAATTTCAAGAAGATCCGAATACCATGTCCCACCTTTTAGTTATCGAGCCGCCCGGGAGGATTTGGAAATACGAGACACGGCCCATCCCTTTTGAAGTTGAGCAAGATTTTTATGCTATGGGAAGTGGGCAGGATGTTGCCATCGGCGCCCTGACGGCGGGGGCCGACGCCAAAAGAGCAGTAGAGATTGCATCTCAATGGGAGGCTGAATGTGGGCAGGGGGTAGATGTGTTGGAGTTGGGCGATGGATAAACTCTACATCGGCATGGTTACGTTTGGAAATCTGCCTTACACGAGGATGGCGATACAGTCGTTGATGGAGACAGCGTCTCCCCCCGCCGAGTTTGTGGTTGTGGTTGGGAAGCCGGGGGATGAAGAAACGGTTTCTTATTTAGACGGCATCCCAGAAGAAAACGAGGAGGGGGATTCAATTATTATTTTGAAGAGACATCCAACCAACCTCGGCTTCCCCTGGGGCATAAACGATATTATGCAGTATGTGTTCAAGATGGCGGGGGCAGATAAACTCCTGATCGTGGGGAATGATTGCATTGCCTATCCTGACGCAGTTGACGAGTTGCTCTATGTGGCGGCGGCTTACCCGGACTTCGATTATTTTTCTGGAACAGAAACGAAGTCTGTATGGTTCAAAGACAAGTATCCCCACAGATCGAGCATGATAAATCCCGATGGAGTTCTGAATGTTGGGGGGGTTGGGTGGGAACCATATTACTTCAAGGAACATCTGGCACATTGGGAAGATGTGAAGAGAAATTCTTCGCTGTGGGGGAAGGTCAAAGAGATTACTTACATCAATGGCTTCCACAACTTTGCCCTGATAAGAAAGTCTTACTTCGACAAGGTTGGGTACGTTGACCCCGCCTTCTTCCCGGCCTACTATGAGGACGTTGACTACGTGCGGCGGGGGAGGCTGGCGGGGTGCAAGTTCGCCGAGGTCCCTATGGCTCAGTATTTTAACTTCGAGAGTACAACCATCAAAACCGAGACCGGGGACATGCACCGCCGTTATTTCCCTCTAAACCGCCGATATTACGAGGAGAAGTGGGAGGGCGGGCCGGGGGAGGAATTGAACGTGCGCCCCTTTGCTGGCCGGACGACCCGGCACGGAAGGGTGTTGGCCTCGGCGGAACATTTCGACTTGAAAGAAAGAAACGACATCTTCGAGCGGGGGATGGTTGACTACATGAAATGGACGCCGGCGGGGTTCAAGGACTTGCACAAAGGACAGCGATGTGTCATTGCCTGCAACGGGCCAAGCCTGAACGACGTAGACATGGATCTCCTGCGGGGGGAGATTGTCTTCGGATTGAACCGTGGATACATGAAGAACAAGCTGCCAATGACGTATCAGGTTGCTGTCAATCTGAATGTGTTGCATCAATGGGGAGAAAAAATTGTTGACTATCATTTTTTGGGGGACGGGGCATGGGATGTGATTCCGACTTTCATTCCCCATGGCCTTGATGAGTTCTGGCACCCCCACGTCTACGGATTGCTTTTTGGGCCGCCGGAGGAGAGGTTTTTCAGCACAGACATCGATCGGCCAATTTACCAAGGTCACACGGTTTCCTTCGTCGCCCTCCAGATTGCCTACTACATGGGATTTTCAGATGTTATAATGGTGGGGATGGACCATCACTACCCCCGGGCGGAGGGTCATCCTACGAACACTCCGATTGAGAGCAAAGGACCCGATACCGACCACTTCCATAGCGAATACTTTCCGGTGGGGTCCACGTGGGAGACGCCGAACCTGGGGAGGTCCGAAGAAGCCTACCGCATGGCCCTGGAAGCATACACGGCGGCGGGGAGGCAAGTCGTCAACGCCAGCACATTCAGCAGGTGCGACGTTTTTCCTCGGGTAAGTTTAGAGGAGGCATTGAGATGAAGGCCGCTAAATTTTGGGTTTCGACAGACTTGATTCGGGAATTATTGGGGATGCCAAAAGGGGCGGAACTTTTGGACATAAAAATAAACAGAGACACAACTCATTTTCCAGTCGAGATTACGTTTACTCATCCTCAACTAAAGGACCAGCCGGAGGGGTATGGCATACCTCTCCTCTCTGTTGTAGTTAGAACAACGACAGATGTAAGCAAACCCGCGGTGCATCAAGAGTGGGAATTGGATCAGATTCCAGAATTTGAGGCCGGGGAGGATAGTCATGGCAATGAAGAAAAGGAGCATCTAAATGGAACAGGAAATTAGTTCGGGATGGTTTGTGGACCCGCCCATTATTGAGGTTATCCATAAGAGGTATCCCCCGACCAACCCCCACAAAGAAACTGTGGGGGTGAAAATAAAAGTGGACGGAAACTTTTGCGGAAAGTGGGAGCCGGTTGAGTTGGGAGAAAACCCGCTGGATGTCTTTTTTCGGGTAGTGGAGAAGCTCAAGTCTGCCGTGGAAACCCCATCCGAATTTGGTCTTTATGATGCGCCCCATAGAGAGGAAGATAATAGCCATGGCGATGAAAAAGAGGAAGTGGATACAGGGGGCGGTAAAACGCCCGGGGCGGCTTGAGGAACTTGCCAAGAAGGAGGGGGTATTGAAGGGTGGGAAAATCCCCTGCGGCTGGCTGGCACAGAAAGCCAAGAGCGACGATAAGAGCCTGGCGTCTGCCGCCCGGCTTGCGATGAGAATGAAGGGGTGCGGGGGGCAGGAATTGTGATTTTTGCCAGAGGCATCGGATCTCACGGAGGGAGCGAAGCGGGAGATGACCCGCTTGATATGGGGTTTTGGTTTGGTGGCTTGTTCATTACGCTTCAATGTACAGATACTTATGAGGACGATTTGAGAACACTGGAGCGGGCAGTAGAAATCTTGAACGACCCCAATAAGACAAAAAAGCCCGAGGTCGTTTTGGGTGGGAAGATGCATCGAATAAAGTAATCCTTTCTTTGGGTGGGCGGGGAGAATAGATTTTGAGGCCCTTTGTTGATTGGATCGACAACGCGGGTTTCTGGGTTTCCGAGACCTGGGATATAGAAAAGAAAGAGTGGGTGGGGGCGGGGTGGTTGAAACTCTTTCCTGAACAGCGGGCCATCTTCGAGTATTGTCTGACCCCCGACGCCGAGGGGAAGTTTCCCTATACGACTCTGCTCTTCAGCACCACGAAAAAATCTGGGAAATCTACCCTGGCTGCGGCGGTTGCTCAGTGGTGTGCAGAGGAACTCCCGCCGGCCTCCGAGATTTTCGTTTGTGCTAACACCCAGGAGCAGGGAGAGGGGCGGGTCGGCAAGGACTTGAAATATCACATTGACCACTCGGGGCGGGTCTATTTGAACAAGGAGGGGGAGGAAGAAGATGCCAAGGTAACACAGTGGGGGATCAAATATCCGAACGGGACGCTCATCGGCATCCTCGCCCAGAACTATCGCTCCGCCGCCGGGTCCAGACATGCTCTCGTTGTGTGGGATGAGTTGTGGGGGCGGGAGACAGAGGCCGACCGCAAGATGTGGGATGAACTGACCCCCATCCCGACCGTGCCGGTCAGTCTCCAATTCATCGCTACCTACGCCGGATATGAGAACGATTCCAAATTGCTGTGGGATTTGTACTTGCAGGGCGTAGGAAAGGACGAACACAAAGATGGGCAGGGGGAGCCCATCCCCGAACTGGAGGGGCTGCCCTGTTGGAAGAATGGGAAGCTGTTTACTTTTTGGGACCATGAGAACCGGATGCCCTGGCAAACCCAGGAGTATCTGGATGACGAACTGGCCCGCAACCGCCCATCGGCTTACCTGCGCTTCCATGAGAATCAGTGGGTAACGTCTCACGAAATCTTCATCCCAATTGAGTGGTGGGACTTGGCGGCGAAGGCGTATGAGAAAGATGCAATTCTTTGGAACGATCATCCTTATCGCCAGTATCCGGTGTTCATTGGCATTGATGCCGCAGTAAAGAAGGACAGCACGGCAGTCGTTGGGGTTTGCTACGATGCCGCCGAGGGAGTCGTCGTCGAGATATTCCGCAAGATTTGGCAGCCGACTACGGGGGAGATTTTTAGCCTCCAGGATACCGTTGGAGAATTTGTGAAATCCGTGTATAATGACTTCAACGTGCAGAAGGTCGTGTACGATCCGACCCACATGCACGAAACGATGTCCAGCTTGGTCAAAGAGGGGATACCGATGGAGCAGTATGTCCAATCCCCCGGCAACATGATTGCTGCAAGCCAGGCGTTTTATGATTTGCTCCAGAAGGGAGCCTACAAGACCTTCCCTGGGGAAGATGCCCGCCGCCACATTCAGATGGCGGTTGCACAGGAGACGGGGAGGGGATTTCGTATTGTCAAGGACAAACAGAAACGGAAGCATCCAATCGACTACGCGATTGCCGCAGCGATGGCCTGCAAAGCCTCTCTTGATTCCGGCGGGGTTGATGTTGTGAAGCCCATTCGCATACCGTCGAATTTCTCTGACTCTTCTGCATGGCGGGAGGACGACCAATCCTGGTTGCCCTTCCCGCTCCAGGACTAGAACATGGCTGATAGTTATCGGGATAAAACTTACGTGCTGGGCCGCATCTCGGCGGCCCGGAAGGACAGTGAGGGCTGGCATGGCGGCATCAAGCACTATCGCAAGCTCTATGACTTCAAGCATTATGATGGTCAAAGGCGCAAGGGGGAGGTCCGTTACGAAGACCCGACCTATGCCAATGTTGTAGACACGGCGGTGGGCATCCTCCTGGCGAACCCAATTGGTTTCAGGGCTTACGGGTGGGAGCCAGATTTGCGGGAGGAGCAGGAAACCAGCAACATTGAGAAGTATCTCTCTGCCCTCATCCAGATCAATTCCGAGCGCAACGAATACGACATTGCCTATGAAAGCACGTTGAACATCGTGCGGGACGGGGCGGCAGTTTTGTATTCGGTGTGGGATCCGAAGTTACATGCCCGTTATCGGACGACCTTTCAGAAACCTTCCAGAGAAAACGCACAGGGAGTCGAAGCCGTCGGGGGTTTCATAGAGCCCCCGCTGACCTTGGAAGTTATTGACCCTGTGCAGATATATGCTTCTCCTGGGGGGCCGCATCGCTGGCAGACTGTCATCCGAGTTGTCAAGAAATCTGTATGGGATGTTGAGCATCAGTTTGGAGTTACTCTCGAACAGCACAAGGGAATTGAGGACCACCGGAAGCGAGCGATGATGGGGGAGCTGACGGATTTCTGGGAAATTGCCGAGGAGCCGGAGGAGGGGGGTTCGTTCTTCCAGCGCCTCTTGGGGGGCGAACAGGAGACCGCTCCAGATCAAATCGTAGTTTACAACGCTGTACTCTTCAACGGTGAGTTCATAAAAGGCTTCGAGTACAGGCCCATGAGGGATTACGATGCCATCCCCTACTCCATCCAATTCTTCAAGCCGGTAAATCGAGACGACGCAAAGGGGTGGGGGCAAAGCATTATTCGGCCCTTGGAGAGTTCGGTAGACCTTCTTTCCCGAACCATCAACCGCCGCCAACGGCAGATTGATGTCTTTTCTGAATTGGATTTGTTCTATATCCCGGCACAAGAGGGGAGGGATTTGCAGCTTGACCCCGGCATTGGGAAAGCGCATACCCTCCACCCGGGGGATTCGATTGTGTACCCGCAGTGGCCGGGTAATCCTCCTGACCTGAATGAGCAACTTGGCTTTTTGAGTGGGCGCATCCAGCAATCCGGTTTTTCGGATGTAATGTTCGGGACGCAAGGGGGCATGACCGGCTATGCCCTTTCTCAGATGGGGGATCAGAACCGCATCCGGCTCAACCAGCCGGTGCAACACCTCCAGCTTCTCTGGAGGATCTGGGCGAAGAAGGTTTTGGATTTGACCGAAAAGTTTGCTTCGGATGCCTTCGTTCGAGTGTATGGGCGGACGAAGGGGCAGTTTTTCTCCGAACACATTTCTGGGGAAAAGGCTAATCTCTACGGAGTCATTGCAGAAATCAAGCCGGAGTTTCCCAATGAGAAGGTCAGGAAACACGCCATGGCGACCCAAGCCCGGGGTATTCTCTCTGAGCATCGTTTGATGGAAGACTACTACGATGTCGAGAACCCGGATGATGAAAAGACCCGCCGCCTCCAAGAGGCGTTGGAACACAACCCGGTGCTTGTCCAATACAACATTATGAAACATCTTCGCCGGCTGGCTTCGACGGGGGATGAAGATGCCAACATTCTCCTTGAGCAGTTGCAGCGTGGAGGCGTCATGGGAACCCCCGGGCGGCCCCCCGGACCCCCCGGCGCCGAACAGCCTCTTGGCCTTCAATCCCCGACCGGACAGGGGCAGAACCCGGCTACCCCGCCGGGGGGAGACTTACTGAGCCAATTGGCGGGCATGTCTGCCGAAGCCCCGACCATGCAGGGGACGTTATGACCGACCCGATGCAGGGCGCCATGGATAGACTGGATAAAGTAGTTGGAGGGGTCTTCGATTCTGCCCGGGCCGGAAGCGGGGACGTGATAGACCCCATGCTGTCTGACTACTTGAAAATTGACGAAGTAGATTTGTGGAATTTGGTGGCCGAATTGGGCCTGAAGGGGACCATCGACTACGTGAAGGAAATGGAAATGAGGAGGGTGGAAAATGCCAAGCCCTAATGTAAACGTTCCTGAAATCGGAAGCCCTGAATGGTATCAACAGTGGCAGAATTATGCTCAGGCTGAGTCTGGAGGGGAGTATAAGCCCCCACCCGCCCAAGAGGAAAAGCCTAAGTGGGAGGACACCCCGGAGGGAAAGGCCCAGATTGCCAAACATGCCGCCCGGCGGGGGGCATGGGTCAAGGATCTCAATCAGCTCTATAAACAGGGAGGCATCCAGGGCATTTTGGATGCAGGTTACGATCCTTACGACATTTTGGAAAAGATGGGGGTCAAGAACCCCGGGCGGGTAATTGCCAAATATGGGGACCAGTTCGACCTTGGCGGAGGCGGGGGAGCCGGAGGGGGAGGCAATGCCCATGGAGCTACCGACTGGACTTCGGATGCTTATGACCTGATGCCCAGTGTGACCCCGCCAGAGTGGTGGAACGCCATGTTGCCCGGGCAGTGGACGCCGGAGACGGAATATGCAGCTTTGATGAACAGCCTGCTGCCTTTCCTCTCGCCCGAGGACCAGCGGACGATTTCAGAATATCTCTATACTAACTTCCCGGATCCATTCTCGGGATACAACCCGCAGTACACGAACTTCCCCGTCCCCCCGGAAGTGACGACGGAGATGCAAGATTACTATACCTCGGCCAACTATGCTGCTCAAGTGCTTGGCGCCTTGGCGAATTTCCAGCAGGCCGCCGGCGCCGCTGGAGGAACGACGGGCCCGGGGGTGCAGTTCTTACAGCAGCTCATGGACGTAATGAAGGACTTCGGTGGGCTGACGGGGGAGGGGCAGACCAACTTCCAATACGAGAGTATGCTGGCCGCTCTCGACCCACTCCTGGGGCAGGCCGCCTCGGGGGATCTGGCGGTCTACCAGGAACTCGCCCGGATGCTAACCCAGCCTTTCTTCTCGCAGGGGGCGTTGATGCCAACCTATATTGGACCGAACGGGGAACCGATTTACGGAACCCCCAATCCATCTTTTCAATAAGGAGTAAATGATGCCTGAGTATGATGTTCTATTCGCCAAGCGTTTTGGGGACCTAAAAGATTCCATTGTGGCTGCGGGGAAGAAAGGGTGGAGGTTTGTGGAGATGGACTTTCTCAACGGGCAGTATCTCATTGTAGTTGAGAAAGAAACCCCCGCCCCAAAAGAAAGGAAAGAAAGCGTTACTTCGGCCCACGAATTTACCGAGGATCAGATACAGAGACTAAAAAAGGCCCTTGAGGGCCAGACCAAAGGAATCCCTCCGAATCCAGAGAAAGATGAGATCGTGACTTTGGAAGGATAGGCTGTGCCTGTGCCTGTTTCTCCGTATACCGGAAGACAGCCTGTAGCGGGGGGTGATAGGGACGAAAAACCTACGACTCCCCCGCCCGAAGAGTCTGTTTTCTCCGGTTTCTATGAGGCCCTCTACGGACCCGGGTCTACTTCTCCCCCAACCGCCCCGCCGGGGGAGACAGCCAGCCCGAGCGAATACAAAGAGCGCATCGCCGCCGCATTGGAGCAGTCCCGCAAGTCCAAGGTCGAGTCTCAATCTACTGTTCCAGATTTCAAGATCGGCGGGCGGGTCTATTTGGACAAAGAAACCGGCCAGCTAACTCAGGAGAAGACCAAATATCCAGCCTATTGGGACGCCAGGGAGAAGAAAGTAACCATCGAACCAACTCCCATCCCGTTTTTGTGGGGAATGATTGGTTCGATGCAGACGATCCAGGAAGCCTACAAGAAGATGTTCCCAGAAGCTACCAAGGAAGGCAGCACCGTGTCTTTGTGGCAGGGGCTTTCTGGCCCCTTCACACCTAATCTTGAGGCCAAGCAAGCCGCCTATGAGTTTGTGAGATCAGGCATCCCGGGCCTGGCGCCTCCCATGGCAGGGCCCCCCAAACCGGGGGAGGAGGCGTGGTACGAAGAGGGAGAAGCTTATCCTGAGCAATATCGTACACCCATAATGGGCATCCTGACCCCAGAGTGGGCGACTCCAATTGTGGACTTCTGGCAGGAGACAATCGTTCCGGCGGCTAAGAGCGTCGCAACAGCGATAGGGTGGTTGGCTGTGCCTGGAATTATGTCGCTTGGAAAAGCCAACGAGGAATTAGAAAAGCGAGGGGTCAATTTTGCCGGGGCGTTGACAATGGCTTGGGAGGCGACCGGCATCCCAGGGGCCATAACCGGGGATGTTTATTACATCCCCAAAGAGGGGGGAGAAACAACCTTTGAAGGATTGGAGGCGGCAACGCCTTTTGGGGGATTGGAAGAGGCGCCGAAGACCTTTTGGGAAAAAGCGATTTGGGGACTGCGCTGGGGGGCGGAGATCTTTATCGAAGCAGAGGGGCTGTCCCTAACAACAGCCCCAATTGTCAGGCTGGCATTTGCTACCGGAGGTGTGCTTCTCAACGCAACGCAGTGGGCGGCGGGGAAGTTTTTCCTCAATTCAATTGCATTTGGTGTAGAGAAGCTGGGCGGGGAAGAAGCCGCAGATAAAATGCGGGCTGTCACGGACAAGCAAAAGGCGGATTTGGATTTCTGGTGGATGATAAGCGGGGAGGCGACCAAGGCCATTATTGAAGGCGAGGATTACGAGGATGCGTGGATTTCAAAGATGGCCCCAGAAAAAGCTGCCATTGTTGAGGCCCAAAATGCCCTTATCCCGCCCTCCCCCGGGAAGCTGGACCAACTAATAATCGACTTCAAAGCCGCCCAGAAAAGGGCGGAAGGACAGGCAGCCGCACTCCGCCAAAGTGCGAGGATTCTTTATACCGCCGCCGAGAACGCTGAACAATTCAACCGGGCGCTTGATCTGACCCGCCAGGCCATTGAATTGGACAGGCTGTATGGATGGGATTGGTTGAATCCGTACAATGCCTGGACGTGGCAGTTGGAGGGGGAGGATCAACAGGAAAAATTCCTGCGGGCGGTTGCCTGGGCGGAGTTGCAGCGTGGCCGGCCACTTACCCGCTACGAGATTGTGCAGATTCGAGATCGCTTTGTTTCGGCGGGAACGGAGTTGGCGGGGGAGATGGTATTCGACTTGCTGAATTTTGTCCCGGCTAAAGTTTTTGATTTCCTTCTTGTGACCCCCGCCAAGGCATTGGGGATTGTAGCCAAGGAAGTTGGACTGAAGACCCCGATTGTCGGCAGCATCATGCGGTCGGTAATGAAGTCGGCAACTCGGTCGGTTGGGTACAAAATCGAGCGGGCGGCTATCATTCTTTTCAACGACGTGGCGGGGGGCGCCAAGAACTCGGATGACCTCATTGACCGACTTGGGCGCATGGGGGATTTGGTCGATGATTTCAACGCCGGAAAGATTGCCGAGGCAGAAATGACCGATGGACTGCGGGAGATTACCCCCCGCCTCAACCGAACTGCCCCAGTGTTGGTCAAGACTGGCAAGATGCCTGCGCTGTCCAAAATTCCTCGGGTTGACAGTTTTGGAGATTGGATACGGACGACGTTGGCATCGGCAACAGATGGCTTAGTCAAAGCCTATATGGATGACATCTACGAAAATGCCTATCGCGCTCGTGGGCTAAGGGGCATGGGTAACACCGCCAAAGTGTTCGCTGACGCAATGGCGGAGGCGGCGGCCAAGGCGGGGAAGAAAGCCAAGCTGGAAGATATTGTCGCTCTGCTTGATCCCGAGATAAAGAAACAAGCCAGGAAGATTGCTTCCAGCCAGGTATCCGACCCAAAGTTGCTGGCGAGGGGGTTTGGACAGTCCTTCCGTGAGGCGTACTGGGAAGCAAACCGAGCGTGGACGGGGAGCAAGTTGCTGAAGGGACAAATCCTTGGGGAATTGGGGGCGAAGGTTCCTTGGACTCGGGGGGCCATCAATGCAACGACCTACCTTACTGACCTTATTTTTCGAGCCTGGGTAAGTGCGGTGCTGACGACCCGCCCCGGCTGGGTCATGTTCAACTATATTGACTCGGCTGCCCGCTTCGTTATTATGGGTGGGAGCCTTCTTGATGATTTGGCGACAACGACCGCCGGACTTATTGATAATGGCTTCGGCATTGACCCGAACTTCCTAGGTATCCGATTGGGATTAGGGGACGAGAAATGGTCGGAAATTGCGGAACAGATCGCTCGGGGAGAGGGGCCCAAAGTCTACAACTGGCTTACCGCCCCGGTTGCCGGAACCATCCAGAGGATCGGGAAGCTGTTCGGGCAGGATTGGCTGCCGGGGGTTGCTTATACCAAATGGACACAGGTGACGACAGCACTGAATGACAGCATCGAGTTTTCTCTGCGGATACGCCTGTTTGCCAAGAAAGCCTACGAGATTACCAACACCCTCGACCCCATCGCTCTCGACCGGATGCTGGCGCAAGTGCCGGAGAAGTTGCAGCCTCTTTACAAGCAGATGTGGATAGAAAGTGGGAACAACCCGGACAAGTTCATGGCTCTTGTGGATTCGTGGGCGGGGGGCGTCGGACAGAAGCCCGGCTGGGCATTGACCATCCCGGAAGAATTGTTGGATACCCCCATCGGACACACCGCTCAGGACCAGCAGCAGATCCTTGGGGCCATCAATAAAGAGATGCGGGAACTGGTGAGCGCCAAAGCCGCCCGCAAAGAAAGCCTTACTTTGGAGGACATCGACAATCTTTTCGATGACATCTTGGACAGTTTCCGCAAGCGGTATGAGGAAATCGCCAACTCCCGGGGGCGGCTGGGGGAACTGAGCAACGATTTCACAGGGAAGGTCAACATGGACGAACCCTTCCCGGAGAGCGTAATTCCTCCTCCGCCGAGGACAGATGCCGACATTGCCCGGCAACTGGACGAACTGCCCCGAGGGGGCATTCCTGAAAATATCGAGGGGGCCGTTGATGAATATATCAACCAAGGCATCATGGATGGGAGGACTCCTGAGCAGCGGGCAAACGTCGAACTCCGTAGCCAGGCATCCAAGACTCTGGATGACTTTGCTTTTGGGTTGACCCCCAAAGTGCCGGAGGGGTGGGAGTTCCCGAGGGCTCTTGCCGTCCAACAATACCTGGGGGATTACAGCAAGAACATCGACGAGAACTATCGCTTTGTTCAAGACTTGGTTTATCGTTATGTGAATCCAGAACAATACAAGTCCGGCTCTCAAGAATGGCGGTTGGCCTGGGATAACTATTTTGATTTCGTAGACTCCATCAAGACCAAGGAGATCTCCATCTTCAATTCGCTTCTTGATGCCGCTCGGACGGGGGACTTCGAGAGCCTGCCCAAGCCAATGACGGTCAAAGAGTATCTGGCTGAGATGGGAATTACTTACGAGCAGGCCCAAACCAAGGTGGGATGGAAGATTACTATTGAGGCCCCCTGGGGGAAAGTGACCAAGACGAGTTGGAAAGCCCGGGGATGGTTGCTCGAACCCTACAAGAACGTAGGCATCACCCTGATTGACGATCTGGAAAATGCTGTCCTCGTGCGGCGAGTCGAAGATATACAGAAGTATGCCGAAGAAATCGCCGCCGGGATGTCACCGGAGGCGGCCTACTTTGGCGGAAAGCTACCAACCTCTGAGGCGCTGACGAAGAAATTTGGAGATTACGAACCTTTGTCTTGGGAAGTTGAACTCAATAAACAGTGGGATGATCTCAGCATCAACAAGCCAGAGCTTCGATTCATATTCAAGGGAGACGATGACCTTTTACCAAACATTCTTCGTCGGATTTCTGAGAAAGGATATGCAACTTTCGACGAGGTAGCGACCCTATTCGACAACTTGGACGACCCTATGGCGGTGGCGTTGTGGTCATGGATTGATTTTGACGACAGCTGGAAAGGATACCTTCCTGCATTGGCCGAGCGGTATTCAAAAGAAGCGAAGACGATACAGCAGCAGACGTGGTGGGTGTTGATGAACAAGTATGGGGATAGTGTCACAGGCTACCCGAAGACTATAGAACTCTACCGAGCAGTGGCAGAGGGGCGTCCGCTACGCGATTGGGACTCTTTTACCACCAGCAAAAGAGTGGCGGAGAAGTTTATGGGTAAGGCAGCAAACCAACTAAACAATCCAAAACTGGTCAGGGTTGAAGTTCCCATCGAGAACATCTTTGTTTCTTATGACTCCCATGCCGCCTTCCACCGCTTTGTGGATGAGCAGGAATTTATCATCAAGAACTTGGACAACGTAAAGATTCTTGAGGGGGGAGAAGAAATCCTTACTTTGACTTCCCAGCAAAAATTGGATAATCTCTCCACGATGGCGAAGCAGGATATGGATGCCTTCTGGAAGGCGTGGGCGAAAAATAACGAACTGGATTTTCTGTATGGAGAGCCGGCGGGGAGCTACGAAAACTTTGCTTCCTACCTGCGAAAAGAAATCCCCCGGGCGACGAAGAAATTCGGTAAGGACTCGGAGATGGTCAGGTTCCTGGAATGGAGGCTGGCGCAGGCGGAGCAGACGATGGCTGCTACAGCTTCCTTCCTATACCCCGAGGCGATGGGAATGGTCCCCCCGCCGGTCCCGGTATGGGAGATGCCGGAAAGCGCCGCCACAAGGCTTTTAGCCCAGGAATATCTTGGAACCCACTTCAGGAAAATCGAGCAGGGGCTCGACATCTTCCGCAATGCAACCAAGCAGGCGCTTGAGAGTGGAGCCTTCTATGATGCCACCAAGTACACCGCCGACGAGATAGCTGACCTGCGACGGCTCGTGCGGGACGGGGCGGTTTGGAAGCAGGAAATCATCGACGTTGCCCGCAATGGAGGCGTTAGCCAATTGATGCCGACGATGAGCTTCGAGGGGGCGGCGCCGTTTACCAATCGCACCATGATCGACTACACCGACTTCAGCGCCTTCGACGAGGGGATGAGGAACTTCTTCCCCTTTTGGAAATTCTACAAGAACTCCATTCCCTTCTGGATTGAAACGATGGCTTTGCATCCAGAGATTGCCGCCTTCTATACCAAGTACCTGCGATATACAGACCGGATTGCCTGGTCGGAGGGGGCCATCAACTCCCGGGGCGAGACGCTTCCATCATTGAAAGGAAAAATACGCATCCCGGGGACAGACATCTGGGTAAATCTCTCCGCCCCGTTCTCCCTGCGCTTTGTTTTCCCGAGGCTGTACCAGCCCTATGAGGACCAGGATGAAGAGCAAATGGGACCGTTGGGAAAGACAGTGAAGTGGCTATATGATTTTGGTTCGGAGCGGGGGCTGTCGATTGCTCCCTGGACTGCCGCCCTGCTTTATGGGACGGGGGTTTTGAATCAGGCCGAAAATCCGAAGTGGTCAGTGTTCCCTATGGCGCAACTTGTCCCCCCAAACTGGCAGCGCCGCATTGTCGATTGGCTGAGAGGGTCTACCTTTGGGACTGCGGTTGCCGACTGGATGTGGCCGGATGTGGCATGGAAGGACATGATTGTTGAGCGGGAGTTGTTCCGTGAACTTACCGAGCGGATTTCGGCCCCCGGACTGACCGACGAAGAGAAATATGAAATTGCCCAGGAATACTGCCGGGCGCTGGGGGGCCAAGCCTGCACCGCTGAAAATTCCTTGAAAAGTTGGGACATGCAGGCCCGAGAGAACAACAAGCTCTGGTTGGCAGCGAGGGACCGGGTAGAAAAGTCGGATTATTACCTCCGCACCGTAGGATTCTTTACCGGATTTTACGGGCGGGTATGGACGGACGCCGATGCCGAACTCATACAAATTCGCAACGAAATCAACCAAATGAAGGATGCCGTCGAGAACCAGCTCCTCGCTGCCATGTTCGGGATGGACGATGATGCCTCCAACCGCTATACCTACTACATCGAAAACCGCTACAACACCCCCGAGGGATACGTCAACAATCTCTATCAAGCAACACAGTGGGTAATTTCTCCGACAACGGGAGAGCAACTCTATGGCCCAGACCGCCGGGACCTGATTGCTCAACGCATCATGGAAGACTCGATGACAACTGCCTACTACGACTCGGTGAGGCAGCTGGGGGAGCAATTGGATGGATGCCTTGGGAAACTGCCCATTGGAGCGGCGGGAGGGGCGAAAGGCGGCTGCTACGAGAGATATTTTGAGGGGCGCCTAGAACTCGAAGACACCGATATGTACAAAGCCGCCAACCGCCCCTGGGTGGAAGGACTGAAGCCGAGCGAACTCGTCGTCGAACACTATCAGGAAATGTGGTGGTACATGGTGAAGGCGACCAAGCCGAAGTGGAGGGTCGAGGAGGGCGAAGAATATGGTGACTGGCAGCAGCGGGTCGCCATCTGGCAAGCAGAGCTTCCGGCGATGGCACAGAGCATGGGGGCGGCTTTCGTGCGGGTTGCCGGCGCAAAGGGCTGGTTTACCCAGAAATTTACCGAAAAGAATTTGCAGGACATGATCGCCAATACAACGGCAGAGAACTATGCGGCCTGGCAACTGAGCAAGGACCGCCCCTTCGATGCTATCGACAACGCCTGGGACGACATCTACTACTCGCAGTATTGGGATGCCATCCGGGGCAAGACCGGGGCGGCAAGGGAACTGGCCGAGAGGGAATTTTACAAGCAGTGGGAAAGCCCGCCGACCTTCGAGCAGCTCTGGGGCTGGATCGAGCAGAACTATCCGCCTGGGCAGTTTACCAAATCAGACATCTGGCGGGCCTACAATGGCAGGGATGTCGAGACAGTAGAATCCCGCATCGAGGAAACCAAGTCGGAGTGGGACAAGATGGAGGATGACATCTGGGCGGGGATGAACCTGGCAGGGCCGCTGGGGTCGGAGACCTACGACGAACTTATCGACCTGTTTATCCGCTCGGGAGGGGAGCGGTCACAAATCGACTTCTGGTTCATGTCGGATGGAAACCTGGAAGCCTATGGGGACCCTGAAGATGCCCAAGCCTTCTACGAGAGTTTCATGCTGGCGGTCAATGAGATGCGCCGACTGAACAAAATCAAGGAACCGACTGATGCCGAGCTGCGAGAGCGGGCGGTTGCCGAGGAATTGAACAGCAAATACAAAGAGCAGATAACCCAGAAATTCGGAGAGAATATCTATTGGCTGCTCGGGCTGGTGTATGGGGAGATGAATGCCTCCGAGCGGAACGAGTGGAAGAAGAGCAATACCGAGGATTGGGAGAAGCTGCAAGCCTACTTTGATTTCAAAGATACTTACTCCGCCGCCAACCCGCTCTGGGCCAGATATTACAACCCCGACTTCGAGGCCGGGGGGACGACCAAGCAGCAGGCCCAGAAGGTTTACACGAAGTCCAAAGTCAGGCGCAAGGGGCCAAGCCGGAGCGGGAAAGCCGCCCGCCGCTACCT